ATGATGACGGTATAGCTGTTGCTGCTAGACCAGTAACTACTTTTACTTTGGTTGGAGGGAGTTTACCTCCTACGGCTCCAAGGTATGTGAGTGCTACTACGTCAAAAATAACTATAGACGCAGATGATGAAGTAAATGTAGGGACAGATATTATCACTAAGACTAGTCACGGATTGTCTACAACTAATAGCGTTACTTACCATAATGGAGGTGGTACTGCTCTTGCAGGACTAGCACACGAGTCTACTTATTATGTGATTAAAGTAGATGCAAATACGTTTAAACTAGCTAGTAGTTACGATAATGCTGTTGACGGTACAGCAATAGATTTAACAGGTACTGGCAATGATTCTCAGTATTTTACTGACGGAGATAAGACAGTTACTATTACAGGAACTGACGTATCTGATGCAGCAATTACTGAGACACTGACTTTACCTACAGCCGAGGGTACTGTTAATGGTACGGCTTTGTTTAAGACTGTTACTAAAGCAGAAATCTCTGGGTATCCTGTAGCAAATGTTAAGGTAGGCGTACAAGCTTCTACCATAGTTACTATAGCACATACATCTCATGGTAGGGCAGTAGGAGATACGGTAACTCTTAGCGGTGCTACTGCTACTTCTGGAGTTGATGCGTCTGTTTTAAATACTTCTCATGTTTTAACAAACTTACCAGATGCTAATAGTTATAAGATAGTAGTACTGGATAGTAGTACAGGTACTTCTGCAGGAGGTGGATCTAGTGTTGTTGCTAAATTTGTAGGGTTAGTTGGCTATCCAGACATTGAGCAAGTATTCCAATATAATGCCTCTGGAGGAAACAAACTAATTGCTACGGCAACAGTCGCAAGTACTAGGAAAATTTTTAAACTTGATTCTCCGTATTCTGACTTTGAGGATGTGACTGGAAGTACTAGTCCTTCGGGGAATGATTGGCAATTTGTAAACTTTGACGACAAGGTTATAGGAGCTAGGACAAGCAACAGCATGGTTGTGTATACTGGGTCTAGTACTTTTGCAGACATTAGTGCGAGTAGTGGGACAGTTCCTGACGGTAATATAGTACATAGTGCTTTCGGAAGACTCTGGGCGCAGAAAGCAGATACAGGTACAGGACAAAATGTTATTGCTTACTGTGACTTACTAGACGAAACTGATTGGTCTTCTGGTGGTGGTGAGATAGACCTAATGTCTAACAAAGGATCTGTTCAGTCAGGCTTTGATACGTTAACAGCTATCTCCTCTTTTGACGGATATCTTGTCGCATTTCTTAGGGATAGTATTGTTATCTTTGATAGTCCAGAAGATCCCGGCAATCTTGCCATTGAGCAGATTATCCAAGGTATAGGTTGTATTGCAAGGGATAGTGTACAGCAAGTAGGAAACGATGTTTACTTTCTATCTGATGCTGGAGTACGTTCTCTTAAACAAGTAGTCTTTACTGCAGATAGAGTAGAGATGAAGGAGCTTTCCAAGATAGTACGGAAAGATCTCGTAGAAAGTATGAACACTCCTTCTGGAAATTTAGCTAAGATTAGATCTACTTACGATCCTGTAGAAGGACAGTACTGGATTAAAGCTCCGAATGGAGATATATGGGTCTTTAACAACTTTAGTTTGATAGAGTCAGAAGAACCCAGAGTAACTAAATATACTAACACAGATTGGTATAGTTTTGTGTATTTTGAAGGAGATACTTTTCTTTCCTATAAAGGATGTATCGGTAAGTATTCTGGATACTCTGATGCAGACGTAACGACTTCTCCTCCAAGTGCAAAAACCTATACTTGTCGGTGGGCAAGTAACTATGCAGACTTTGATACATCGAAACTTAAGATTTTAAAGAATGTTGGCCTTACTGTATTCGGTGCTAGTGGACAACAGGTTACCATAGATTGGGACTTTGATATAGGACAAGTAGGAGGCTCTAGCCAACTTACTATTCCCGGAGCAGGATCTTTGGCAGAGTGGGGAGAGGCTGAGTGGAACGTAGGAGAATGGGCAGGTAGTATTTCCTTAGATAAACTAAGGGCTTCTGCCTCTCGTATGGGTAGAGTTTTAAGTGTAGGTATCTCATTTACTTCGAGTGGCAATGCGGTAAGTGTGGAACAATTATCTTTGTTTGCCAAATTAGGAAGAGAGGATAGATAATGGCTAATTACACACAGACAACAGACTTTAGTGCAAAAGATAATCTTGCAACTGGCAATGCTTCAAAAGTTATTAAAGGAAGTGAAGTAGATTCAGAGTTTTCTGCTATTGCTACAGCAATCTCTTCTAAAATAGAATCTTCAGAAACTGTAATACCTGCTGGAACTATTATGCTTTTTCTTGCCAAGGCCGTACCTAGTGGGTGGAGTCTTGTTACTACTTGGAACCAAAAATCTTTGTTGTTGAATAGTTCTATTACTAGCAGCAATGCGTATACAACAGGAGGTAATTGGACTATCGGAAATTCACATTTAAGTGGTTCAACTTCTTTGCCCAACCATACACATGATGCTAGTGGTAATTATAAAATTACCTTAACTAATGGCATTAATGTTGGGGGTGGGGGTCAATACGGAAGTAATACTTCAGCCCTTAGTGTAACTGGTAATTCTGGTAACCCAAATACCAACCCAAACTTGAACATAACGCATAGTGGAACTATGACGAATGGTAACTGGCGACCTGCGTATGTAGAGATTATCTCTTGTAGCAAGGACTAGCATGAAGAGGGAAGTACTGACACACAAGAAGTATAAGAACGCTTTAAAGTGTCACAAGTGTCCTCAAACATCAGATGAATCAGGGTGTCCTGTCTGGTGGGAGCAGGTTTGGACAGAGCAGGATACACAGGAACAGGTACTGACTAGCGGTTGTGGGTTTGTTTTAGTACAGACATTAATGTTGGATGTAGTAAAGCAAGGCTTCGGTGCTAGGTCGGAAGTAAACCAAATGAGGAAAGAGGTAGTTAATGGAGTCGAACAAGCCACAGCTAGAATGTTGGAGTTACAAAGACTTGAGAGAAAAGCCCTTAGTTCTAGTGACTTGGAGGGACATAACCTCGACCCATACGGGTTGGTTCGAGACAACGAGCGACTTAACGACAGCGACAATTAAATCTCCGGGCTGGATTCTAGAAGAAACAGAACGAGAGTTAAAGTTAATTTCTGCTTTAGGTTGGCACAAAGAAGAGATGATTCTTGGATTTGATACGGTATTACCTAAAGGGTGTATTGATAATATAGAAACATTAAAAACAGATTGGTGGAGATAACGTATGGATATAACTGAAGCTGCAGATAAAGGAAGGTTCGGAGATACTTTTCTTGCACATTTATCTTCTAGAGAACGGGTTATTCCTCCTAAAGAATACTTTCCTCCAGAAGTAAATGAACAAATAGACATTAGCTTGGAGGCTTTGGGGTTGCCTACTAAAAGATATGAGGTAGGTGCAAAAGAAAATTCTATTAATCCAGAGACAGGACTACCAGAGTTTTTCTTGAATGATGTTTTCAATGTAGTAGGACTTGGAGGAAGTCCACAAGAAGCGGCAGCAGACTCGCAGGAAGATTTTTTAGAAGACTTAGGGCCATACCTTTGGGGGGATTCGGGAGTACCTACTGGAGGTTTATACCTGCCTACTTCTACAGCAACAAGCCCGTTTGGTACAGGAACGTATGGCCCTTCTGGAGCTTCTTTCCAGCTTTCCCCACAAATGCAAGCTTTGTATAATCAAGGATACGGGCAAGCTATGTCTACTGGAAACCTTTTAGATAGGTATACACAAGGCAATTTATTTTCTAACCAAAACCCTTTGTACCGTTCTTTAAGTAACGCAGCCAATAGGCAGACAGCAGACGAACTACGAGATTTAAAGAATCTAATCTCTGCAGGGTGGAATCGTAGTGGGAGTACTACGGGAGAAGGTAGGCGACAAGCACACGCAGTTAACTTGTTTCAGCAGGGGGCAAACCAAAGAAGGGCAGGTGTTATAGCAGATACTCTAGCTGGAGCAGGAGCTTTACAAAATATGAGATCAAGCGATTTAAATTATTTAGCTAACATCGGTGGGTTAGCTTCTCCTTTAACGGGACAAGCACAAGGATTATCAAACCAACTCTTTGGGATAGAAGCTAATAAACTAGGACAGTATCTAGGTGCTATGCAAGATTGGAGAACCCTGCAAGGACAAATACCTACTTGGCAATCTAGCCTTTCTAATATCGCAGATACAGCCCTGCAGTTCTACGCTGGTGGGGGTGGTTTTAGTCCTTCTAAACCGGGAGCAGGTTTTAACTGGCAGCAAGCTTTCGACAGGATGTATCCACAACAACATAATATAGACTTTAGTAGTCTAATAACGTAAGTAACAGGAGCTATACTATGGCTGAATTTACGATTGGAAGTAGGATTGACCCTGTATCAGGTAGACCCAAAGAGGAAGAACGAACTAAGAAGGAAGATGCTGTCACTGCAGCTCTACAGAGAGCTAATAGGATTCTGACATTACAGTCTCTTATACAGGGTATGGATTTGAGGAAGAAAGAGGCAGAAAGGGCGGTAGCAAGAGAACAGAGAGACATAGGCAGGTATGAAAGGGGCATTGTTAAAGAAGAGGAGGCGTTCGCTCGTCAAGAAAAGCTAGATCGGCTGGCGCAGATAAAACGTCAAGATGAAAAGATAGAGAAACAGAAACAAGAAAAGTTGGCGCAAGCACAAGAAGCTCGTGCTGTAGCACGAGAAGATCGTGCTATACTAAGTGCAGGATACAATGCAGCTAGATTTGCTCAGTTTCAAAAGGAGGCGAAACAATCAAATGAACTGTTCCCTTGGCAACGGAGG